CATATATAACTATTTAATCACAATGAAGATCAGTCTGTTTAATAATTTCGGTGCTAAAAATTCAGTGCCAGTTTTTCAAGCCATTGCCCTGGGCCTAACTGCTCAAGGGCACACAGTAGTTTATCACGACCTTACTGCTGATGTGGCAGTGATATGGAGCATGTTGTGGACTGGCCGTATGCGTCCCAATCACGAAGTTTATGACGCATTTAGACGTCAGGGCAAGCCAGTAATTGTTGCCGAAGTTGGTATGATACAACGCGGGCAAACTTGGAAGATTGGCATCAACGGAACCGGTATTGGCAGTTACAACTTTGATAATCTCGTACCCAATCGTGCAGCCACATTAGGATTGAGTTTGCGACCTTGGCGGTCAGGTTCAAACATTGTGATAGCCATGCAACGGCACGACAGTCAGCAATGGGCAGGACTACCAAACGTAAATGCATGGCTGGACAATGTTGTAAAACAAATCAAACAACACAGCAATCGCCCTATTGTAGTTCGACCACATCCACGTGGCACCTGCCCGATGCCCCGGGGTTGTTTGATTGATAAACCTCGAATGACACATGGCACCTATGACGACTTTGATTTTGACCGAGTATTGGCCACTGCACATTGTGTCCTAAATTGGAACTCAGGTCCAGGGCCGCAAGCTGTGATTCACGGGGTTCCTGCGTTTGTTGGGCCTGATAGTCTAGCGAGCCCAATTGCCAATTGGGATTTATCGCAAATAGAAAATCCCCCACGTCCTGATCGCACAGCATGGCTAGAACAACTGGCACACACTGAGTGGACTGTGGAGGAGATTAAATCAGGATTGCCGTTTAGACGGTTAGTCTTTTGATGTCAGCATCTACCATGTCACGTATCATGGTTTCAAAGTCAGTACGTGGCTTCCAACCCAACTGTTCTCTAGCACGAGAACTATCACCCCGTAAACTGTAAAGTTCTGCTGGACGTTTGAATCGTGGATCACTTTTTACTAGATGTTTCCATTCCTGGATTCCTGCATGTTCAAATGCCACACGACACAAGTCACCGATGGTGTGCTGTTGGCCAGTGGCGATCACATAGTCACTGGCTCGTTCTTGTTGTAGCATCAACCACATGGCTTCCACAAAGTCGCCAGCGAATCCCCAATCTCTAGCACTGTCTAGATTGCCCAAGGTGACATCATCTGCTAGGCCCAATTTGATACGTGCAACTGCGTCTGTGATCTTGCGTGTGACGAATTCACGACCACGCAAAGGGCTTTCATGATTGAACAAGATGCCTGAGCAAGCATATAGGCTATAACTTTCGCGAAAGTTTATGGTCATCCAATGCGAGTACAACTTGCTCACGCCATATGGTGAGCGTGGGCGGAACGGTGTGGTTTCTCCTTGGAGTCCAGGTTCGGTTGCATTGCCAAACATTTCGCTGGTGCTGGCTTGATAAAAGCGAGCATTAGGATTGTGTTGGCGTATTGAGTTCAGTAAATTCAGTGGACCCATACAATTGACTTCGGTTGTGAGTTTGTTCAATTCCCAACTGATGCCAACAAAACTTTGAGCCGCCAAGTTATACACTTCTTGCGGCTTGACGCTTTGCATGATGTGATTCATGTTGTTCTCATCCGTGATGTCACCAGTAATGAGTTCAATGTCGTTTTCAATCCCCAACCATTTGATATTTTCTAAATTGGGGTTTGAATAGCGTTTGACTAGTCCATAAACATGGTAGCCTTTTTCAATCAAGTATTTGGCAAGATACGGGCCATCCTGACCGGTCATGCCTGTAACAAAAGCAGTTTTCTTCATGCTATTATGTATCACGCACAACAGGTCACACTTGAATATCTTCCATACCAGCAGTTCTTAGTCGCACCACGTGTCCCATTTGCCACTGCTTGGTATCCAGCCCTTTGAGTATGCCCAACCAACGATTGCGCAAAAATGCCACTTCGTTTATGAGAGTTTCATAATCAATCACTTCGTCTTCGCCGTCCACGTACTTTTCAGCGTCTCTTGAAGTCAACGCACGGGCATAGGCTTCTAGATATTTTTGAAAGTGCTTTCTACGTATTTTGCGCAGTTGAATGTTGAGATAGTTCAGCACTGCTTCAATCTCTTGCAGTTGATTAAATCTGTGCTCGGTAATGCCTGGCAAGGCGGTGATGTTCTTTTCAACTATGCCGTAGATCTTGCAATCTTTTTTGGCATCTTCAAGTTCACGCTCGTAATGACTGATAAAATCAGGCAGGGCATCTAATCCAGCGACTATGCGACTATACCACATTTTGAATTTCGTTTTCTATAAAGTATTGAGCAATATCAGGGAATAATTTTTTCCAATCAGTATTGCGTCGTTGATCTATCATGTCTAGTGTAGCACAAAGTTTGGATAGTCGCAACGGGTCTGGTTTTTCTGCATTGACCATCAAACATATACCTTCCAATCGTTTGCGTGTTTCAATATCCCACTCTGTTGCAATTGGATAGTGTTCTAACAATGCATCTAATTTATCTTTGAAGAAAGCGGCCCCAAATATGTTGGGGTGATATATTTCTTCGTATCCGCTATCAACCACATGATATGCCTGTGTAATTTTAGGGTTTTGTTTTTTGTATTCTGCTATGCGTTGTTGCAAATCTAGTGCAGTGCTAATGCTTAACGAAGTAATAACCTGATGTACCGAGATTGATAACCACTTGTGTTGTATCAGGTATTCAAAATTTTCTTGCCATTGGTCAAGAGCAAGCCCATTCCTGATAAATTCTGCTTGTGGTCCCCAACAATCTAAACTGGCACTGATGTGTACTTGTTTGATTTTTCTGTTGATTATTAAATTTTTGCAAATCTCAACAAAGCGTTTTACCGTATCTGTTTTTGAATTCAAATTTGTGTTAATTGAGATAGTCAAATTCTGATTGCGTCTATTGGATATAAATTCCAATATATTCCACATTTCTTTTTGTAGGAACGGTTCGCCACCTAGTATGCTTACACGATCAAGGTGTTGATAATTTTTATCTAACCAATTTAGCCAGGCAGTGAAATATTGATCTTTGTCAGTAATTTGCTGTACTGGTAAAATGCCAATGGGATAGGATCCGTATTTTTTAAGTTCTTCGTTGTTCCTTGAACTAAACCCTGGCAAACAATACAAACATGCAAGGTCACAGGTGTTGGTCAAATAAAGTTCAACAATGCGGGGAGTTACTTTTTGATCACCTGCTGGATCAAAATCCACAGGAGTAAGACCGGGAATATTATTATGGTACAGTCGATCACTTACGCCGCCTTGCTTTTCAACATTTTCGCAATACTCACAGCCACGGCCGGGCCACTTGCCGGCTAGCATTTTTTGTCTGTCGTTGAGTACCTCTGAAGTATTATGAAAATCATCAAACTTGTCTAGAGACACTGCTACAGGATTTACTCTGTGACAGCTACTTGACGTTGCATTATAAAGTCTGAATGTGTTCCATCCCCACTTGTACACACATGCTGTGTCGTTACGAATGGGGAACACTTGATTGTTCATCAGTTTTCCCAGTCTTCGTCTTCTTCTTCCTCTTCGTACTCATCGTCTTCGTCTTCTTCCTCATAGTCCTTGTCGTTGTCAAGGTATGCGGTTAAGGCACGTTTAATATCAGAGTCACCTTTGAAGGCGTCACGAATGTCTTCCACATCGGAATCATTGTCCATCAAGATCTGTATCACAGTTTCAGCGGCTTCAGCGCGATCAACTGTGTTTACAAAACGCTTGAGTTCTCCCCAAATTTCACTGGCTATTGCTTCACTCATCTGCTGTTTCCTCTTGCGTACTTACCTCTGCTTTCTGATTTCCAAAGTCTGCCATGACCTTGTCCAAACAACCATCATCGTTCTTTTCCCAGGCCTTGCGGAACTTCTTGATAACTTCGCCTTCGCTGGTGGTAAACACTAAACTGTTGCCTTCACGCTTGAGCATTTCTTTCTTTTCAATCAAGTCCACAAGACCTGAGTATGGGCTCATACCTGTTGTGTAAGGGATCTTGACTTGCACACCTTCAAAGGGTTTGGCATAACGTGTTTTCATAACTTTACAGCCAGCACGGATACCATTTACATCTGATACTTTGTTGCCGTCTTCGTCTTCTTTGAGTTTCATCTTCTTCATGGCAACCACAATACTTGATGCATAGATAAAGCCTTGGCCACCGGAGATCTTGTCATCGGGGTCAAACATGTCTTGACTTGCGTATGTGTGGTTGGTACAAACCAGGCCCACGTTGTAACTACCAAACATATTGACACAGTTACGAACCAAGGCAGTGAGTGCTTTGGGTTTACGACCCAAGTCACCTTTCATTTCGCCTGCATCAAACTGGTTAACGTCTGTGGGTGTTAACAACATGCCCAAACTATCAATCACAAACATGACCTTGGGACGCTCGGCGGCATCCAAGGCCTTGTAGTCACTCATGAATGTGGAGATTGTTTTGGCCACATCATCAATCATGGCCATACTTAACTTGAGTAGTTTGCTGTCACTTGTGTCAACGCCAAGTGCTTTGAGCCAGTCTTCATCAAGAGCGTTTTCACTATCAATCAACACCACAAAGATGCCTTGCTCTTGTGCGTTCTTAACAATGTTGCCGGAACAGATGTATGACTTGCCTGCACCCGAGTCACCGGCAAACACAGTGACTTTGCCCAATGGAATTCCTCGATTGAAGTCTCCAGAGATTAGGTAGTTCAAGGCGTAGTTGCCTGTACTGATCCAATCTGTAGGATCGTTGAAGCCAATTGACAGTCCGTCAATGCTCTTGGTGATTTCCTTGCGGAATTTGCTTACGTCAAATGGTTTGCCCATGATTAATTTCCTTCTTTAAATTTATATAACTCTTTAAAAATTTTACTACTGTCAATTTTTCTTCTGACATCAATATTTTTTAATTTTTCAAATGTTGTGTTGAGATCTTTCTCAAATGGTGTAGATATGTAGTTTAACATTAAACTCAGCGAATTGTAAAGAGCATATTCGGGATTTGATAGATTTAGTTTGCTCTGAATTTTATTTCTCAGCAGTGCTAGTTCAGCATCTGGCAAATTCCCCACATGCCAAAATTTAGGACTGTCCAACGGGTTCACAATAAATGAATTTTCGTGAAATCCTAAATTTTGCAAAAATTCTATGCAATCTAATACTCCATAGGCTGTCATGATACACCATGTTGAGTTGAAATTGATTTTTTCAAAGTCTTGTCTAAGTTGTTGTAAATTGTCGATAAATTGGTCCCAGACTCCACCATACCGCACGTATTCAAATTCTTTGCCAATGCCGTCAACACTAACTGTCCAATGTACATTTTTAAACTGTTTGAGTAAGTTATAAATTTCGTTGTTGATTATACTCAGATTGGTGTTGATTCGTATTTCTACGTTGGGATTGATCTCGTGTATTTTTTTCAACAACACTAAATTTTCTTTGATCAGCAACGGCTCTCCACCTGCCAAATATATGTGCTCTACTGTGCTTAGATTACTGTAAATGTACTCCAAAGATTGTTGTAATGCATCTTCCTTTATATGTTGTGGTAAATTTAATTCGCTAGCCCAGGCGCTACTTAAATCTGGTCCGCAATAGATACACGCAAAATTACAAGTGTTTTTCCAACGGAGATCTAACATGTGCAATCTATGGTTACTTGTATTGTCAAAAAATTCTAAGTCATTGATCTTTAATGTTTTTAGATACCACACTCTATTGCTAACCGAATTAGGACTAAACTTTTGATTTTTTTCTAATAAATGACAGTGACCGCATCTATCATGTAGGACGTCGTTTAGCATGTCTTGCTTGATAGTTTGATTTTCTTCTCCGTGCAAAATATCTCTTAACGGTTGTGAGTTTATGTTGCCCAAAGTTGTTTTGGTAATAGCACAATTCCTTACGTCACCGTCAGGCTGTATATACACCCCTAACCAAGGCAAGGTGCAAAAACTTTTTTTAGTTAGATATTCTTTTGGGGTCATATTAAAAGGTTATTTCTTTGAGATTAAATCCACTGTTGTTAGTTTCTGACATTATTAACAAGAATGTTTTTACCCAGTTAGTTAGTTTTGTTTGCTCTTCAACTGTGATTGTATTACTATAAAGATGACTAGGGTTGACCAACACAATTTTAGGCCAGAAAGATTTAAATGACAACTGGGCACTGGCCTCATTCAACGAGACTTTGGCAGTACGGTATGCATCCATACTAGGATCATCAAACAAATTTTTTGGACAGACTGGTGTATAGGTAATTCCACTACTGATGTTTATTATGGTTCTATGTTGATTTTTCCAACGTTTCCATAGTTCATACAGTATGGTTGTTTGAACAAAATCTGGTTTTGCAATATTAATAAACATGTCATGGTCAGAAATTTGGCCAAGCATTTTTTGCATGTGATCCCAATTTCTAAGATCATAACCATTGGAACGACTAAATCCATCAACTTGGTGTCCTGAGTCTTCGTATGCTTTTTTAAACTCGGCACCAAGTCCTCGAGTATGGCCAGTGATAGCAATTTTCATAATTTTGGTCCCATTGATATATCCGAAATAGTTAAATTATTGTTCTGCGCCATTTCTAGCATGGATACTAAC